CCATTTGTAAAAACAACCCAGTCGCCAGCCTGCAACTGCGTTGGATCCCAAACCATTTCAAATTCGTTACCGGCATTGTAATCTGTACAATTCAATATGCCTTTGGCAGCTCCGGTTCCACAAGTAGAAAGCGTCCGGCCTGCGTAGTTTTGCCAGAATAAATTACCCAAATCCCAGCATTGGCTTCCAAAATGGCCGTCCGTATCAATGCATTGGCCATAGGTTGCATCTTTGAAGGCTTCTGGCGTGGAGGTATCAACATACCAACCCTGCCCACATTCCTCGCCTTCTGCGCATTCCTCTAGGCTCTGATTAACATCGACAGCCTCAACGGTTGCCGCATCAACTTCAATTATGCCTTCATCGGTTTCTATGATTGTTGGTACTTGTTCCTCTGCAAGTTCAATCGTTGCGCTAATATCAATTTGTGTTTTTCCGTCCTCGGTTTGAGAAATCGCTACGTTCAAGCCGAACCCAGCGAGTAATGCTACGATGACGGGTATGATTGTTTTTATGATGAGATTTTTGAGTTTCTTACTCATAATCCTCCTTCCGTTAGCTAACGACACAAAAAACACCTCTGCGCATAGCAGAAGTGCAATCAGTCTAATTTAATTATACCACAAGTCGTGGTCGAGGCACTAACAGTCTAATTATAGCATAAGGGGTACTAAAAAGCGAGAGGTCGGCGCACCTCTCGCGAATAAAATGGAGTTATATTTGTGGCTTATTTTTGTTTTCGTAGAGTGTGATTTATTTAGGTGTGTAAATGGTAGGGAGTAATGGACTTGAACCAATAACCTTTGCCTTATCGGAGCAACGCTCTAACCAGTTGAGCTAACCCCCTCTAGGGTAAGGAGTGGCTTATTTGCCACCCCTCTGATAGAATTTGCTTACGACTTGCTTCTGCCATTTGAGAATGGCAACCGTTGCCGGACAAAGTTCATCCCACATCTCAATCAAGAAATTGATGCGCTGCTCAACGGTATCATATACGGGATCAATAAGACCAAGACGCTCTCTACGGCAAAGTTCCTCATAGGCCAGCCGGCACTCCTTACCATTCGGACAAGGAATATCGTGGATCTTTGAGTGTATTTCACGATGTAGAGTAGCCATTGGTATCATCTTACCCATATACGGATGTTCCCGGAGGGCTTTGGCATATCCCTGATTCCAATGACGTTTCTGCTACTGATAAAGCAGATGATGGTAATCCACTCCATTTTGTCTAGTGGAGCGAACTTTCTTCCGCTTTTTCATATTCTCACCTCCTTCGTAAGCTAAAGTACAACAAAAAACACTTCGCATTCATCGCGAAGTGCAATTAGTCTATCTTAATTATACTATATTCTAGCGAAAGTTCCGTCGGGCTTACGGCTCATTCTGAAATGCTCCACACAGCAAAAACGATCTCGCTTATGCGGACAAAGCTTGCCGCAGATTGGGCAATGATTATGTGTAGCCAAAAGTTTCTCCCTAAAAACAGCACGTGGATCGGCTGGCGGCGTATTGAGTGCTTTTTCTATACTCCACCCCATCCTGATTCGTTTATAAATGGTGGCAATAGAACATGGACTTTTTGCTACCATTTCAGCAGTAACTTTTGCTTTGGTTTTTCTTGTAGAATTACGCATTTGAGTTCGTTGGCTAGCCCACCTACAATTCTCTGGACAATAATCACCGTTATTATCAATACGATCCAACGTATAACCGTCTGGCCGATTGCCCATATCCTCAAGAAAATTCTTAAAATCTTTCCACCTTTCACAATAAGTAATACCTCGGCCGCCATATCGATGGTATGCGCGATATGATGGGTTGTCGCAACGTTCTTTCATAGCCCTCCAAGAATTAAACTCGGCTTTATGAATAGTCGTTTGCCCATATTTGTAGTTAGGATTATCAGAACCTCCAAGATGTGTCATACATAAATTATATCAAATACGACATTGGATAGCAAATCCTAAAATAATGTGTTATAATATGCTTAAGTTAAAAGGAAATAAAAATGGCAAACAAAAAACAAAAAGAAAAAGAGAAGAAGAAAAAGATATGCATCGCAATAGGCATTTCGGCTGGCGTTATCATAATTGTACTCATAGCAATAATCGCAAGTAGTTTGCTCTCAAACAAAAAATACAAGCTAGAGTCCGATGAATCGCTCTACGTTCAGATCGTAAAGACGGCTATATCGATAGATAAACTAAATAGTAGCGGTTCGGCTAGCTCCAAAGCATGTCAAGCATTTAAGAGCATCGCTAAAGCTTACGATAAGAATACTGACTGGTTCACGTCTAGTTATTGTAACGGAATATTCTACGCCGACTACAATGACACAGAAAAAAGCTCAACTGTGACTTTATACGACGGTAATCATGCCGCTATTTATGTTTTTGACAAAGATTTGGATTACCTACTGGAATATAATTTTGTAGATAGCACATCTAAAGGTCGGAGCATAACCATAGATAACTAAACATTAATTACAGCCCGATTGCTCAAGAAACTTAAATCATTAATACCAGATACGACTTTATCAATAAGCGTATCTTCCCCAACATTAACGGTTACATGGACTGGTTCTTCGTCTTTTTCGAACTCGCCCAAAGCACTGACTGGGCCAACAGAGTCAATCAAGCTATTGCTCAAGTTCGGTAACTCAATTGGCAAATCCGCTAACGGGGCAAGCGCGTCTATTGCTGCTTCAGCAAGTGATTCCGCAGCCCTTTCGACCGGTGCCATCTCGTCTTTCATACCGAGAACAAGACCTTCTCCAACGAAACCACCAATCTTGCGTGCTGCCTTTGACGGCGATTTCACTACGGCACCAGCACGAATACCGCTAATACCACTCGAACCCATATTATAGCCAGCATTCCAAGCGGCCTGATTCTGGCTATTCAACCCATTAATGTACCCTTGTCCTGTATCCCGACCAGCACGTTGCGCATCCGGCACCTTGCAGGTCAGCCCATTGCTAAGCCCATCACCAATTTTCATACCAGCTTGGCGCGCTTCTTCAGACCAATTACGCATTTCGCCAACATTTTTACCAGTTTTCTTTATTTCTTCCTGAATGTTTTTCAGTTTTTCAGACTGAGTATCAAATTCATCATTAACAAAACCTTCCTCTGATACCAAATCGAGCAATTCTTGGCCAAGACGATCATACTCTTCTTTTAGTTGATTCGCCTGCGACTGCGCTTCTCCTTGAGCGGTCGTATATTTTTCTTGAGCCTCATTCACTTTGTAATTGGCTTGCTCTACATCAATAACCGCCAATTTCAAATCATCAAGCGCTTCTCCTTGAGCAAGCTCCGACAATCGGCCTTCACGATGCATCCTAATTAGTTCATCGGCAGTTACGTTATATTTCGTGACGTACTCTTGGAGCTTTTTCATCGTTTCAATTTGGCTACGTTCTGCCTGAATCAAATCTTCTTCCGCCGAATTTTCTTCATTAATACATTTTTTCAAATAGACTACACGTTCAGCATAATCAAGCGCGCCATCTCCATTCTTGTCATATTGCTGTTCTACATCAGATAATGATTTTTTATACTCCTGATTAGCATCGGCATTATCGTTAGTGATTCCAAGCAAATCAAATAACCAACCAAATACCCCTTTAAGAAGCCCAGTAATAACTCCAAGCACAAAGTTAATGGCTTCAATGCCAGCCTTTAACATCTCCAGTGGTAATTGCAACAAGGCCCCTGCAATATTCAGCACAAACTCCAGAATCGGTGATAAAGCATTAAGCAAAGCAGATAATAGTTCCGCAACAATATTTATCACCCCGATAATAGGCGTAAGGACGGCCGAGAGTAGGTTTACCAACACATCGAAAATTGGTTGAAGCACGCTCATTAGCGAACCGAGCAAATTCATAATCGGTGTTAATACGGAATCTAGGAGATTTTTTAGGGCATTTCGCAAATCTTCATTTGTGAGCATTAAAGCTCCGAGAACTGTAATAATCGTAATGATAGGATGGTTCGTAATTACGCTCCAGAGCGCACTGAAGCCGTTTTGAAGCAACGTGAGTGGTCCTTGCGCCAATGATGCCATAATTCTCGTCAAACCGGTCGTTTCGCTCGCCACAGCGCCCAACGCGGTGCCTACTCCCATTCCAGCATTCCAGACTTTCGTGAATATTTCAATCCCTTTGCCAAACTCTGTGAAAAATTCAACAATTTTAATACCAGCCATTGCCAAGCCAAGGGAATGAATGCCTGCCGCAATAATATTAACCACATCTTCTCTCTGTGACAAATAGCGTAATGCATCCCCAAGTTCATTTAATATCTTTACGATTTTGCCACCGGTCCATTTTGCAATAGGCACGAGAAAAGCATTCACAAACGGTTTCAGATACTTGTTCCAATACTGCTTCAAGACCTTACCCACAAGCGCTAAAGCCCCACCGATAGCATTCAGCACGCTAGGCAATAGTGAATTGCCGGCCCATGTGAGCATTGGCTTAATATAATCATTCCAAACATCTCTAATAATTTGTATAACTGGATCCAAGAACACCTGCGCGTCTGCTACAAATTGAGCAAATGCACCTTTGAGGGCATCTATATCGAATATACCAGCAAGCGCCGCCTTAATCCTTTCTGCGATAGCTGCAATTTTGTCCGCCGCCGACTCGAATACCCCAGAATCCCAATCAAAGTTATAACCGCCTCCCCCTCCACCTCCACCGCCAGATGAACCGCTACCGCCCGAACTTTGTTCTTGCAGGGTGTTCATCTCGTCAAACGCGGCGAGCTGTTTATTCAGTTTCTTAGCTGCACCTGCTGCATCGTCTAACCCTTCGGCAGTGTCGGACGCGCCTGTGGCCATAGCCGATGTGTTAGAAGCCGCCTCTCCTGTTTCGGTGACAATCTCGGATGTAGAGCCAGAGCCACCAAATAAGGCGTGAACCCACGCAAAAGCCTCTTTAAGTACGCGTACAAATGCCGCCACATAAGTACCGGCCTTATAGATGGCATCGCCAACATTATTGACAAAGGTGTAGATATTCTTCCATCCAACTTCACTGGCAACAACAGCCACAGCTTTACCAATATTTGTTTTAAGACGAATAATAGCGGTATCAATGCCAGCTACCGAGTTACGCGCTCTCGTACCCCAACTTTCAAGCCCACCAACTCCATTCTCATCTAAATAGACCATAGCATCTACCATATCGTAAACCGTTACGGTACCATTTTTGAGGGCCGTCCATAGGTCATTGAAGTTCTTACCAGTGCCGAGCAATCGTTCAGAGATTTCGTTGACTGCCTTCGCGTTGGCCACGACCATTGCGTTAAACTCGCGCTCAATATCAAATGAGCCACGAACTATTGCCTGTGACCACTGATAAAGCGCTGTGCTTTGAACGTCTGCCGTCTGCGCACCAGAAACAATCGCGTCATTCAATGCTTCGAATATCTTAATAGATTGCCATACATTACCCGTCGCAGAAGTAAAGTATTGCACCTTTTCCGCCGCGTCATTTAGAGTTGTAGGCAACCCAAGCGTATATTCAGCTAAGCTATTGATCGCGTTTGTCGCTTCATTTGCGCTTATGCCGAGGTTTTCCATGACGATTGGAAAACGGTTCAGCGAATCTAAACGTTTAGTAGCGTAATCTATGTTTGAAACTACGGTCGAAACAGCTTTTTCAACGGCTTTGGAAATAAGGTTTCCAGCAGTAACGGCCATAGTAGCCACTCCACCACTAATACTCTTAAAACCTCTTGAGAAATCATTAAGCTGTTTTTGAGTTTTATGTATCTCATTCTGAAGTTCTTTGGAGTTTGCACTAATTATGACTTGTAGCTCGTCCACAGTGGTTACTGCCATTATTTTCCTCCTTTGCTGGCCATTGATACGATATATGCGTCAAGCGCACTATCGGTAGTAAATCCGTTTGTTTCTCTTGTTTTATTATCTGCCAAGAGAGGTTTCTTTGGATAAGGGTTTTTCTTACTTGCATTCACTCCCATTGCAACATATTGCCCTAGGATATAATTCAACTGGTCTTGAAGCCGTATATTAGACTCTATACGCTCTCCATAACCATCTATGCAGTCATAGAAATCACCTAATGTGAGTTCCCAGTAATCCTTAAGCTGAATACCTATGCGAAAAGCTATTTTTTGGTTGCTTCGCCAGAACTCTGTGAAACTTTTGTATCCAGCATAGCTTTGTCCATCGTTTCGCGCAGCTGAACTTTCAGAGCCTCTATGTCTAGTTTCTCGTTTCCTAAAAAACCTGCGGCGTTGATACCTTCCATCACAGTAATCATGAGGTTATCCACCCCAGCGGCAAATAACTCATCAAAATCGTCATCAGTGCCTCCGCCAGCTAATACTAGAAAACGTAAATCCGAAAAACCAACTTTTTTACTAAGATTTGCGAAACAATCTATAAAGCTCTTACCGGTAGCTTCTTCAGCCTTTGCAATATTACTAGCTTTATAGTTTAAGGTGATTTTCTTATTATCCATTAGATTTTTCCTCGCTTAAATTGATAAGGTTGGGGAGATACCCTCTCCCCGAGGGTTTAGCTTTCGCTGCCGGGGGTGAAGGTCACATCGCCGCTCACACGCAAAGTGAGGGTGAATGTATCAAGACCGTCAGTAGTCTTTTCACCGTATTCGAAGCTTTGGATAAAGGCATCGAACACGATCTGATGACCAGCCGGGGTTTCAATCGTCCATTCGCGAGTCTTTTTCGAATCAAAGACAGAGCGAAGCGCTGCTAATTGTTCAGCATCCGTAACGTTACCTTCGATGTCCACTGTGCCCCAGTCAACAGCACCTTGGATGTACTCTTTAGCACCGTTTGGAGAATCAAGCGTAGTTACATCGATTTCCTCGCCCTCACCAGCTACAGAGCCGATAGAGGTAAGCGATTTGACTACGGTATCCGCAGCTTCGGAACCAGCCTTGGTCATCGTAAGGGTTGTACCCATAGTAAGCTTTCCAGCCATTGTAATTCCTTTCTTTAGTTAGGTTCTTTAATCGCACTAAACCGTAGGTTTGTGTGATATAGACATCCATCAGGTGCTGGTACATCTGTGGAGTATGTTAGTAGATAATCAATATCGAGCATTGCGGCCTCTACTTCGTCAACAATGCCACTCGCGGTTACACTATCATTGGCCCAAACATCCACTACTACCTCTACGTCATAGACGCTCGGAGTTTTATCTAGCTCATAACGGGCTGATTTGCTCCCCAGCGTGAAGGTAATCGCCGGAACCTTTGCAAACGTTTCTTGGCTACCTTGAATGCAGGTATAACCGAGCTTTTTCAGCTGATTGTAGATCTCCGGTTTTGGATTGTAAGTCATCTTTTGTTACCTTCTGCTATCGCATTAGCAATTAGTTTCTTAATTCGGGCTTTGTTCTGACTCAATGCCGGATACATAAACGGTCTCGCACGATAACCTTTGGTCGTATAGAAGTGTTCGCCACCGTCCGGAGTGTAAGTCCAACTATAATGAGCGTATTTCAGCCCTAGTTGAGCCGCCCTCGGATAGCCGGAAGCTTCGCCTACTACACCTGTGCCAAATTCTACGTACATAGCATGGCCACCGCCTGCAAATACCTTGCCTACGGCGCTTCCTTCACTCTGCTCAACCTTCATGTGGATTGAGTTACGAAGTCCGCCACCGCCTTCTCGTCCAACCGGTACGTAATGCTTTGCAGTAGATAATACCATAGCGGTACTATTTACTACGGCTTCACGCACCTTCGTTGAGCTGGCTACCTTTGCGAAGTGTTTTTGGATGCTTTCGACACCCTTTATCTTGATCGTTAATCCGCTCGCCATTTCGCCCCCATAATGAATTTATGGGAATCTCTTGGCAACGAATCAGTCACAAGATAGGTAATACTTGAATATCGCAGTAAATCGCCTACTACAACCTTGGTATCGGTTGGGCAAGAAATCGCAATATCGATATTCTGCGTAAGGCCTAGCTCCGTTTGTAGTTCGCCAAGCGCGTTGAATCGAACATTACCTTTGAAAGTGCCTTTGACGGTTGTCGTATTCTTTACTATTCCACCTTCGGCATCTATGTTTTCTGACGCGTCTAAAATCTCAATCGTTTTGTCGTAGAACGCTTTAGCGATTTTGGCTTTAGCATTGTCATCGAACAACATGGACTCTCCTAAATGGTTTTAGCAATTCGGCAAATCCGCCAAACAGTTCGCCATCCGTTGCGGAGGCCAAGTAGTTCTTGGTTTTCTCCCCGTACGTAATGGACTGACCGTTATCTGATAGAGACTTGACTTCGGTATCGTCGTTGTCTCCTTCGATATTGGTTTGGGTTTGGGTAAAGATGCCGCTTACAATACGCGCAGCAATCCTTACGAGCCGACGGTCAAAGCATTTAGCTTCTTGCTCGGCCGGCAAGTTTAGGTAGAGTGAAATACGGTCAGTAATTTCCTCACACACGCTTTTGAGAAGTTTCTCATCCTCAGCCGCAGCATGGTTAATTTCTTTCGTCGCATTTTCCACCTCAAGAGTGAACGTATCGTAAGCGTACATATTCTTTACCTCCTATTAGCTTTCGCCGCTTTCATCGCCACCGTAGGTCCAGATGAGGTCAGGCATAACAGCCTTGGTACCGTAGTGGAGATAGGTTTCGGTAGCAAAGCTTTCGGATAGAGGGATTTTCTCCGCAGTGTAATCCGAAATAGCAACTGGCTGGCCAACAGCACCCTTGTACATAAGGACGATGTCAGCGTTCTGGCGGAAGTTGCTGTAGGCATCAACGCCATGGATTTTGTTCACGGTGCCTTTGTCAGCGCCACCATCAACCGTATCAACGTACTTGCGTAGAGCATTGAATACAGTTGGTTTGATAGCGAGTGCCAAATCTTCACGATCCACACCATCTACGAAATCGTTGACAGTAGATTCAGCGTTAGCAATCATCTCGTCTACGATGTCGATGTAGTCGGTAGAGCTCGTGGTAACCGCGGTACCTGCAGCTTCGGCGCAAGCGAAGAAAGCGCGGTCAAGATGAGCAATAGCTCTCTTGTCGTGGTTAGCAGTCCTTCTGTCGAGTAAACCGGTGATTCCAAAGAGTTTAATATCTTTGAATTCGATTTCGGTTGTAATCTCTTTGTCTTGGTCGAGGTTGATAGTAACCTTACCAGAGTTTAGCAAAGCGTTGCCTTTACCAGCTGCGCGAGCAGTTCCGTAAGCATCTACCGAAGCGTTAGCAAAACGGTTGATTTCAACCGAACCGGTGGTTGGATCACCAGAATAGTCGGTGTTCTTTAGGTAAGAGGAAACCGCATTTTTCTGGATGGACTCGATGAGCTTGCCACCGAGTTCGATAAGTTTATCCTTGGTATCTTGTGAAGCAAGGATAGATAGAGCATCAGTTCGTGCCATTTTAATACCTTTCTAAATTATTAAAACGCTCTGTAGCCATCTTTGGATATGATTCCGTTGGCCGAGCCTTCAGTGGTCTTGCCACTTGTGGTTGTCGAGCCTTTATCAGTCGGAGTTCTGCCAGCGAGCTTGGCTTTGACACCTTCCTCAACTGCCTTGTTGAACTCTGCCTTTAGCGTCTCGATATTTTGGTCGGTTTTATCCGAGTTGGCATCTACCACAAAATCTACGAGTTTGGTCGAGATACCAGCCTCATTTAGCTTTTCAATCGCCTCAGAACGTCGTTCACGCATTGTGATTTCGTGTTCGCGTTTCTCAAGCTCCTTGATTTGAGCTTCCTGAGCCTCTTTCGCTCTTTGTTCCTCGGTCAATTTGGATTGGCGCTCAATCTCTGCCTTTTGAGCAGTGAGTGCGTCGGCCTTCTCCTTCTCGAACTCATCGCGTAATCGCTTACGTTCCTCCGAGAGTTTCTGCCCGAGTTGCTCTTGAGTAAAAGTTTTGCTGCTACCCTTGTTGTCTTTAACATCAGACTTGTCGGCACCGGTAGCTTCATTGCCATCTGATGTTGAGTTGTTAGCTTCGTCAGCCATATTACCTCCGATTTTTACGTGTCGCCACGAGTTAGTATTAAATAACAAAAAGCACCCACAGTCGCCTGTGAGTGCAATTAGTCTTATGATTATTATATCATATCCAAACAAACAAGCCTAATTTTCCGGCATCCCCCAGTTTATGTTGGCCTCGCCGGTTTTCTTATTCACAAACCATGGTGGGCTAATTGCGTACTTGTCGGCGATTTGTCGGTTGGTTTTCCAATCTATTCGTGCATTGTCCGGTATAACGCAAACGTCGAAGTAGAAGTTCCGCTTATCCTCGTCTAGTAATATGAGATACAGCCGACCAGCTGGCTTATCAACCAATTTGACCGCCTGCTTCAGTATTTTTTCCGCTTCAGCTCTATTCATTTTTTACCTCGCATGAATACCTTAATTATATCATTGTTGCCCGTAATCTGCATGTTATCCATCCGGTAAAATGCCAGCCTACGGGAGTTATTCAAGTAATAATCAATGTCTACTACTTTACCGGGCTGTGGATCTATGAACTTGACCTTGCCTTTCTTAACCTCGGCTACCCACGTATGGCCAGAGTGCGAGCCTTTCCAACCGTTTAGGACAGCATACCGGCCATCCGGTTGCGCTGCCAACTCCTTCATAAATCGCTTTGGCGAGGTTTCCCATGGTGAGACTTTCGGGAAATCCTTAGTCTTTGGATTTACAAAGAACTCCTTACCGTTAAAGCTTACGACACTACCGCGTTTATTCGGGTTGGCTACCACGTCGTAGCCACGAATCCGCATTTCATAGGTTGGAACGCAGCGCTGGCAATTTATCCTATAGCCTTCACTCGTGCCATAACCCGGGTTAGCGCCTTTCATAGCTTGCGTTGAAGTCATTGGTGCGCCTTGCTTTACTCCGATTGCATCCAAATTATTCTTGCCTAGCATTGGTTTTGGGCCACCAGCAGCCGCAATACGCGACATCTGTTGGTTTAGCCCGAACTTCTTTATCCACTCTGAATAGTTCATATTCGTCACATTTTCCGTCTCGCCGGACATACTATTACGCATGCTGCGCTCTTTCGGTTCAAATCCATCTACGACTGGTACGATAGTTGACCGGCAATATGGATGAAGTGGCGGAGCGTTCTCGCCTTGTTGTGCGTCCTTAACGTTGAACTCTCGCCCATCCATTGATCGGCAAATATCGGACGTTCTCTCGTCTAGGGTTGCGAGGAACTTGAACTTCTTAATGCCAAGCTCTTTGTATGATTCCAGCTCGGCCTTGTTCTCGAAATAATTGGTCTCCGTACGTACCAGACGGCTAGCGTTCGAGAAACCAACATTGAATCGTTCCATCACCTCCCGGATTGTCTTTTCCGGCGCTTGACCAGTAGCCACAGCCCGAGCAAGTATATCTTGTAATGAGTTGGCCAGAATATCGGTGTTTTTCCATATTCTTTCGGAGTAATTGCTGCCCTCAAACTTGGTTTCGAGTATCTTTTCGATGGTCTTTTGGTTGAGTGTTCCGAAAGACGTATTCATTCCGGTACCGTTCATTACATCGTAAATGGTCCGGTAATAGGTATCGGTTAGCGTCTTTTCGTAGGACTTAGTAGAGATGTTACGCTCTTGAATTGCCACCTTTTTCGACTCTGCCCAAAGCTGTGCTTCGAGCATACGCAGGCGGTTAATTCTGCCCTTGAAGTTTTCCGGCAACGAAGTATCAAGCCCGGCCTTTGCCATATCATTGAGGAATTTGGTGATATTGCCTTTCGGCTCAATTTCCTCTAATAAGTCTTGGCTGAAAGTATTATCATTCCGGTAATAGCTAGCATACGTCTCTTTGACGGTGTTGACTACCGATTTGGCGGCAGAACGATAGGTGCTTTGGATTTTCTTGAGATACTGAATGGAGGATTTTTCAGCACTCGTCAATCGCTGCAACGACCTTTTCTCCCAATAAGCTTCAGGCTGATACTTTGGCATGAGGATTACTCCTCAACTTCGTTTGGCTTATCGGTTCCGTAATTGTCTAGGCTTAAATCCTCACTAGCCTCTGCCTCGGCGAGCTCAACAGTTTCTTTTGCATCTTGGACAAACGATAGCTGCGCAGCCAACGTTTCTTTATCTACGAGTTCTGTTCCGATGAGGTTGTTGATCATTTGACTTGTTTCTAGGTCGTTCTGTGGCAATGCACGCTTGAATACAGCATCAACTTTCTCAATAGGCACGATAGACATGCTAGACTTTGCTACGAGGAAGTTATTGTAAAGCCGGAAGCGATCCATTAGTGAATCCTCAAAGTAGCGCTCCTTATCTTTGATATGCTGCTCAAAGGCCAATAGCTTGTAGAGAATAGCTACACCAGAGGAATTACCGGCGAAATTCTCGTCGCTCATATCCGGTGTCATCGAAATCTTGTGAATATCGGTTGCGATAGTCTGGCGCAATACATCTGCGTCGGCCTCGTCGATATTCTTAATGACGTACTCAATCTTTGAGCCTTCCGGCATGTTGGCAATGATTCGGCTGTCCTTGAGCTCTTTTCGCTGCTTCTCGTCAAAGTCGGAGCCGTAGAACGCGAGAATGGCATCCACCAAGCGCTCGCGGTCAATTACGCGGTCAGACTGTAGGATATTGTAAGCGTCAATGAGCGAGATTACTGGTTCGAAATCGCCAATCCGGTCAGAACTGTTCAGATACTCAATGATAGGCACTTCGCCGTATGAGTGCATTGAGTCGTCCTCGTCGCTCCCGATTAGCTCACCGTTTTTCAGCGTCCTCTCCATTATCATCGTCGGAGTGAGAATAGTGGCTTCGAATTGATTGTCGATTACCTCGCCCTTTTCGTCATAAGACGGCACATAAACAATGGCGAACATCTTTTCGTGCTTTACCGTATCGTCGTAAACTAAAATAACATTACGTGGATCTACGCGAGTAGACCAGCTTTCCGTATCCTCGTCGGTATAGACGCGCTCGAACGCATGGCCGAATACCGAAGCGTCGGTCGCTAGCTCAACATCTAACTTTCCAATCGTCTGTTTGCGATATAGATTGGTAATAGCGTCAATGTTGTAGCCCTCTGATACGAGATATTGCACCGGATTACCGAGCAAGTAGCCAACATTGGTTTTGCTGATATAACGGGCGAAATTTGTGACGGCCAAAATCTGATGCGGTGCCTCGCGACTTGCAACCGCCTCGTTCATCATGTAAGCTTCAAGCTTATTGTAGTGTTCAATCTGCTTCTTGCGAATCGTGCCGGTCAGCAAATTGTTTATGACTTGTGCCGTAGGTTCGGTACCTTTTGGCAAATAGTAGACTTTTTTTATCATATTTCCTCCTTAAAATCCGTTTGAGAACACTGTTCTCTGAGTCCTACCGAAGCCCAAATCGGCTTCTGTGATTATGCGAGGCTTACCTCGTGCTGTTATAGATTCATAGATGGCCGCCAAGACATCTACCGAATCGTCGTGTGCGTTCTTGCCTTTGCGCTGGTAACTCATAACCTGCTTGTAGAAATCAGGGAAACGAATATGCCAGTTATGGGGCATGTAAACGTGGTTCTGCACCCAAGCCGAGCTAGCGAGGATTCGGCTCTCCTTGTTGTGGGTTTGAGTCTGCGAGGTTATGACTGTTTTGTTTGAATTGAATGTTTCTTTCAATAAACGTTCCACATTCCGCGCAAAACCACGTCCGCCGTTATTGCTCTCAATTACAGCCTTTGACACTTCGCCGTTAAAGAGCAGAGCGGCGACTTCGGGTTCAGTTTTCTCCATTGATTCGTCTGTGAATACTAGATCAGTAATGTATGCTTCGTCCTCATAGACGACATAGTTAATCGAGCAAAGGCAGTCAGAGCCGGTATCTGCTGTATCTGTATAGTTGAGGGTATCACCCTTCGGCAATTCCTCCCAAATCTTGAACTCGCTGTAAAGCCGGCCAGTAACATCAATGGGTTTTTGATTGTAGTTTGCCTCGACAATATCCACGTTCATTTCTTGCTTTAGGAACTCATAGTCGTCTTTGCTCAATATTTCGTCGCAGAGCATGGTTTTGTCGTCTTGCTGCGCTCGGTATGCTATCAACTCCACATCGTCGCCAAACGCTGCTAAAATGCGTCCTGCGAGGTCTTTTTCACCCCACCTAGTCATAATGATAATAGCTTTACGCTTGCCCTCTAAACGTGAGAGCATTGTATTTGTAAACCAGCTCCAAGTATCATCCAAAGCGTTCTCGTTGTAGGCTTCCTCTGCTGAACGCACAAGGTCATCGCAAATCAGATAGTCACAACCAAACCCTGTGGCCGTACCGCCCGGACTGGTTGCGAGGTAGGATACTTGTGACTGCCCTTCAATAGTCCACATCTGCGCAGCTGCTTCGCCATATTTCACAGCCGTATCGAATATATCGGAATAAACGATGTGATCGCCCACCTTTTCCGTTTGGATCATATTACGAACTGAACGCGAAAAGATACTGGCCAATCGCTCATTGTAGGATGCCGTCATAATGCGAGTGCTAGGCTCTCTACCGAATAGCCATGCTGTCGTATCTTGCGCTGTGAGCGACTTACCATGGCGAGGTGGAGCGTTAATCACTAGGAAATGCTTTGGCGACTTCTCAATGAAATCCTCGATTTTGTCGGCCATATCACGTAGGAATGTGCGGTCCTCTTTGTAGAAGTTCGGATGCATAACGCGGCAGAAATCCCACAGCGTTTTACGAGCCAAGGCAATATCAAGCTCACGCTCTGGCACTCGGTCTAGTATCTTTTGTTCCTCTGCTTTCATGACTTCCTTTCAAACCTACTCGGCCTACTAAATCTGTCTCGTAGCCAGTTCCCAATATCGCCACTCTTAAAGCTAGCGTCAGACGTTGAGACGAACTCCCAATCCTTCGCTTTGTCGGTAATATCCGGAATCTGCCTTTTCATGACCTTCTTGTCGGGTGAATCAACTCCGCCAAGCTCCCAATAATTCCCATACAATGCCCGTAACATGGGCTCATACGGATATTTCTCCAATACTTCCAGCATCTTTTTGCGGTTAATTAACATGGGCTTGTGGACGGCATAGTTCAGCTCCGGTTTGCCAGCTTCAACGAGCAGCTTTTGTAGCTTGCGCAGCTGTATTGTCCAATCAATAGCCTTGCCTCGGTTGGCCTCGGTTGTCTCTATTTTCTCTGACAGAGTTCCGTCGTATTGGGCCGGCATATCCTCGTCCATAGGTTTCAGAATAAAGAAATCGTCGTTGAATAACCAAAAATCCTCTGTAATGTTGTCGTTTTTGCATGCTAGTTCAATCATTCTGCGCACGTTCTGCCACTTTGTCGGAGCGCTTTGCAATACTCTGACACTCTCATCCGGCTTGATACCTTCCGGACAGCCACCATAAAACCATACCTTCCGGTGTTTCAAGTTCTCGTTTACGCTGCGCAACGAATACCGCAACTCCTCGTTATATTGTGACTCTTTGAGGAAATACACCACATCATACTTGCCTAGCTCTCTCGAACCAACCCCGTACCTTTGGAATATATCCTTGTCGTAGTTTCGCTTGATGGCCCAGTCAATCCAACCGAATCTTTCCGGATCCGTTTGCTTTGCCCGTAACTTGCAGAGCTCTTTATCTAATCCCTCCAGATATTCCTTACACATCCCACCGCGACAGATTGAGTTGTTGTCGTCTAGGTAATGACGCATCAATACCTGTGGCGCATGGAATAGCCCTCTGTTTGCCAATATACACTCCGCGTTGAATAGCTCGTCCTCGCCAAACGTCATACCTTCTTTGAACGTGATTTTATTCCTATCTAGGAAGCTCTTTTTGTAGATCTTGTTCCATACCATTGACGTATATGCCGGTGTAAAATCTAATCCATAGAACTTACTCGGCGCGCACCTTCTGACCGGTCTAAAGTTCGGGCCATGCATGTATCTGTATTGGCCGAATTGGATGACGTTGTAATCGAAACGCTGCATTCCGACCATAACCTCAATCGCGTCATTGGTTAGCGCGTCGTCTGCGTCTAGGTAAGCAATGTAATCGCCGGTGGCCTTGCTCATACCAAAGTTGCGGCTCGCTGAAACACCAGCGTTCTCCTTCTTGTGATATACTTTCCAACCATACTTTTTGGCATATCTGTCGCAAATCTCACCGGAGCCATCGGTTGAGGCATCATTAACAATAATCACCTGCGCGCTGGTGTCGGTCTGATTCACAACGCTATCAAGGCACCGCTTCAAGAACGGGGCTTTATTGTAGACCGGGATAATTAGGCTAATCATTTCTTGGCACCTCTACTTAACTTTTTCAGAGCCTTCAACGTTCGCAGTTCCTCTACGGAAAGGCCGTCAAGCGGTGTCTCAATGTGTCGCACCGGAGTAACGTCTTTGGTCTCTTGTGGATCGTAGTTACCGTTTAGCTTAATCTTATTCTCCAAAGCCTTCATCCGTTCCATTGGGCTTGAGTTCGGGTTGTCGATAATCTCATCTAGCATATCGAGGTCTTTTTGAACTCGTGCTGGATCTTTTTTAGCTCGGATTTTTGCCATTGCGCGATATGAAAAATCATTTTGTGGCCTGCCATAATTTTCAGTAATCTTTGGCTTGTGCCCTTTAGCAAACGTTCCGTCAGCGTTTCTACCTTCCACCTTATTCCCACCTTGTTTGACGGGTTCAGTATTTTGTGGCTTCTCTACCTTTGGCGCTGGCTTCGGGGTTTCAACCGGCTTTTTCGGGGCAGGTTTCGCAGCAGAAATCAAGACCAGTTTCTTTTTTCTACTAATATCAATCTTTTTTTCTGCCATAAATACTACCTCGCTTATTTTATTATTTGCTTTTCAATTTGCTTATACCACTCATCATATTCGAGCATCTTTTTCGTCATTAACCCGTTACCGCCGTTTTCGTGATATACATCATATTCCTCGTGAATACGTGTATGGTTCTCCGGCAATTTATGGTTGAGATGATAATCTACTTTATCCTCCACCATCATCTGTAAGATGGACTGCTTTGCATCGTTTCTTGCCGATGCCGTTTTATGTTCGTCTAGTTTTTGGTTGGTCTTGCGACTTTGCCAAACTATCGTAAATATCGTTGTTACTGCGCCAATTAAGGCTATTATGATTTCAGCCATTTATTTGATATGCTCCAGCATTATTTCGTCTCCTTTTTCTAGGTGGGTGGCAGGCACAAAAAACACTTGCCAATTCGTCTTGACAAGTGCAATAGTCCTTGAGTTAATTATAACACAAAAGGACCGCCCATTTCCGAGCGGCCTCTTTATTTTTTGTTTTTAGCCTATAGACTTCTCTCTACCACCTCTGCGTCCAAGTATAGATTGGGTTGTCTGGGTCGGTTTCGTCAATAGCTGTACATTGATAGGTGTGCATATTTGTAGTGTCAGTGTAAAGACCGCCAAGGACGCCGTAAGTAGTTGTGGTTGGCGCAGAAGTCTCTATCTGATTCCTGTCTGACAAAACTTTTCCTTGATACGCATCCAAAACTCTAAGGCCACTAAACGCAGTAGTCAAGTCGTTAGCAACTTTTTGGAAAGAGACCATATCATTTATTGCACCAGCAGTAGATGACGCATAAATGAATTCAGGATCATTATATGAATCGGTACCTGTCTGCACGACAACTCTAGTCTGACTATTCCAAACTTGTCTATACAATACGGTGAAATAATCGTTTGGACGCAATAGCTTCCTATAGACAGCAGACTGAGTTCCCCCGTTGTAATAAATATACATATTGTCATTGGTGGCATTTTTGTATATCCCTGGCGTTAAATTCCAAAGACCAATACCTTGTGGATTACCAGCTGGTGCATCATAATCGGCACTCGTAAGCTCAACGACTCCTCCACCACCGCCACCAGCGGTTGCCCAAGTTCCATCAGACTTTAAAAATTTATCTGCGTCTGCAGCAGTTGGAGCAGGAACCAAGCCATGCGTTCCATCAGATGAGCCATCTGTACCGATAAAATCGGAATATGATGGCCCCGGTTCTCCTTGAGGTCCTTGTGGGATACCGAAATCGAACACCGCTGCGCTGGTTGTTCCCGAATTGGTCACAGTCGCGTTTGAACCCGGAGTCAAAGTCGAAACCGTACCCACAGCAATCGTAGCTGCTGCACCGTCCTGACCATCTTGACCGTCCTGTCCATTCTGGCCCGGATCGCCTTTTGCGCCTTGAGGAATGCCAAAGTTAAAGACTGCTGCGCTAGAAGTTCCAGCGTTCTGAACGGTTGCATTCGAACCCGGAGTGAGGGTGGAAACCGTACCGACTGCGATTGTAGCAGCCTGTCCGTCAGCGCCATTCTTTCCGTCCTTACCGTCTTTTCCATCCGCACCTCTTGGAATACCGAAGTTAAACACAGCTGCCGAAGTCGAACCGGTATTTTCTACCGTTGCATCCGAACCAGCTTCGAGCGTGGTTGTAGTTCCGACGCTAATCGTTGCCGCAACCCCGTCTTTTCCGTCTTTACCATCGGCTCCGTCCTTACCATCCTTACCGTCTTTACCATCAAAAGCACCGCTGTCACGCTTTTCCTCAACATCCTCAACTACGGCATCAACCTCGTCGATTTTCTTTTGGATTTGTGCTTCGTAAATGGCGGCCTGTGAAGGTGTCACGTCGCTTGGGTTTTCTACGTCCTCGGTATATGAACCGTCAATGACTTTGAAGCTTGCAGGGCTTGGTGAGTAACGCAACACTAGGTTGTCGCCTTCTACCTCGTAGCCATATACACCAACCGTCGCTGTGCCTTTTTGGGCCAGTATTTCGGCTGGAATATCGCATTGTCCGTCAATGACCGGCACTTCGTAGGATTTGTCGCTCACATTGGACTTAATAATTGCTTTCTTGGTTAAACCATTGTAGGCAGATACAAAATCAAACGTCAGAACGGTTGCTTTGTATTCGCCCTGATTGACCGGCTCTTGCTCGGCCAGCTCAACCTTGTTTTTCGTAACAGTAAACAACATTAGGATTCCTCCTGCTCTACTTCGTCAGCCTCTACGGGAGTTTCCTCAACTTCCGGCTCGGCTTCCTTTTTCGCAGCTTTTCGTTTGCGAGTTTGGGTTTTAGCTACTGGCCTGTGGATCTCGTAGATTTGCCCAAAGAATTTGGCAATGGCCACGCCTTCCTCATCGAACATTGAGTCATCGATTTCAAACTCTTTGCCGTATAGCTCGATAATGATACGCCCATTTTCGTCTGGTGTGGCATCGATAATGATATTATCCATTTTGTTCCTTTCTTTTGAACTTAAACGCGTTTCGGCGGATGCCTCGATTCGCAGCCGCCTGAATAAGACTCTCGAGAGTTTCTGTTGCAGGCACCAAACCTTTGAGCGTGACTATACGGAACTCTGCGTTAGGCTCGGCAATTACCCCGACCTCGCAGATGATTCGTTTGGCCTGTGGATGTAGGAGATAAAGCCTATTCCCACGCCTGATCGCCCAAGCCAAATCGTTCAATCCATAATCACGCAAAATCTCATTCGTCGCATAAAATGCATTGGCGTACAGCGTCCGGTAGTATGGACGGCTGTCGTTTCTCGGTATTTTATCGAGAAGGACTCTTTGCGTGAGTATTTGCTCGAACTCTTTGACTGTGAGTACCATGTCAGCTCCTTTACAACAAAAATGCACCAGCTCGTGAAAGCTAGTGCAATTAGTCTTACTTAAATTATATCACATTCGGGTTGGCGGCTTGACGGAGAGTCGAACCCCGGTTACTAGATCGACAATCTAGCGTTCTAACCGTTGAACTACCAAGCCTTTTGGTGTCGGGGGCCGGATTCGAACCGGCGTACTCCAGCGCATGAAGCTGGCGAGGTAAGCCTCTCCTCAACCCCGTCTTATGCGAGAATCTCATCCATCCGGACGGGGGATCTCGCATTCAGAGCCTCTACGCTCTGGTCCACAGCGCCCGGAAGTTAAGTAGAGGCTTCGGTAGTATCCCTTCCGTTTAGCGCCTATATGGTGAACAATTCCATTATACCATAACCACAACAGATACGGACGCTGGACAAAAACGGCTCTACGTGCTACAATGTAAATATTCCAATTCGAAACTTTGAAGGCCTCGGTTTTTCCGAGGTTTTCTATGCCTCAATAATAAGGAGGTAATATGGCTGATGCAAAGCATGTAGGCAAATACAAGCGAATCTACATCAGAACTTACGGCGGAATAATCCAAGATTTAGGTGTTGGGCCAGCAGTTTTATATGGCTTTTTGGAATTTCTGTCTAAACGGTTCAAGAAAGATGACAGAGGTTATTTCTGTGTCTTTAATACATTTATAAAAGAACAATTAGGCATTGGACGCGATAAGCTGAAAAATTATCGCAACGCATTGGTAGAAGCTGGATACATAGATTACATTCAGGGGATTAACCAAAATGCCAAATCTCGTTATAAAATAATAATGTAAAAATTACAACAAAACAATATTTCAGAACGGAGGTAAGTTGAAAGCTCGCCTCTGTTTTAGTTTGTCAAGAGCTTACTTGTGGAAAACCTGTGGAAAAACCCACGAATTTCTGTGGAAAAGTCGGTGGAAAAGCGTTTTCCGGGGTGTCGATTTTGCCCCGGCGACTAACAGAGAGCGCTGTGGCAAAAACGCACCCCCCATAGAAAAATAATAAAAAAATAATAGTAGGCTCGGCAAAAATTACAAAATTAATTTTAATGTGAGTGGGAGAAAGGGTTTCAAATGAAATCACAAAAACCAATTTATCGTCAGGTCGAGCAATACATGACTTATTGCAAATACACTCGCAGAATGTCTAGCCAGACGATTCGCTCAAAAGAGCATACGTATAAGCACTTCATAATTGGGAGTGGTTGTAACGACATATCCAAACTAACAAACGCAGAGTTCGACCAATGGGTTCGCTACCAATCAGAGCGTGGTGTGGCACCGAGAACCATCAACACCCGAATAGCTCATATTCTTTCTATGTTGAGGTATTTTCGTGAGATGGGAGTGGATATGCCAATTAAGCTACCACTAATCCACAAGCTCAAAGAAGGGCCGGCGCGCAGGCGCTACTACACGAGGGATCAGATAAATAAGGTCTTGAAATACGCCGACGAAATGGGTGGTCTAATGATTCGCATTTGCTTTGATGCCGGTCTGCGTATTACCGAGCTGACAAATCTGCGCCTCAATAATTTTTGTGGCCGCCGGATTACATTCGTAGGTAAAGGGTTCAAAGCTCGTGAAAGCTACATCAGTAAGCCAACCGAGAAACTACTTCGTAAGTATATCGACAAATACGACATCACCGATTGGCTCTGGCTAAACGAACATGGCAACCACATGGGCAAGGATATGGTTCGGATCCACATGCGAGAGCCATTCGTTGAGGCCGGATTGACCGATTTTTACCCACATTCGCTGCGTCACTCATTCGCCACCGACTTGCAAGAAAAGGGTGCAAGCCTCATGGAAATACAAGCGATGGTAGGACACGCTGACGCTGCCACCACGCAACGCTATTTGCATGGTTTGGACGGCCATTTACAAAGTCTTTTTTACAAGTATCAGTAGTATCGCCACATTGACAAGCATGCTTATTTTTGGTACACTAGGAATAACAGCTGAAGCGTTGCAAAACCTTCCGAAACTTTACATCATTGAATTAAGAAAGAAATTTCTGGAACCGCTTATGGTCCATTCAATGATACTATTATATCATTGAATGACAGAGGTGTAAATACTTATCGCTAAACCGGAAATTTCCGGTTTATTTTTAACCTTCGATTGAGGCGAGTTTCGAATTGGAATGTTGAAAGTCGTCTTTGAGAAGGCTAAAAAGTCCGTTGCAAAGTGAGCGAAGGTCATGAAGTTAAGACTTCGCCAAGCGGATTTTAGGCAACCAAATATCAACGTTAAACGAAAGGAGCAATTAATGGCTGACAACTATCACAACCGCCCGGAATGGTCGTATTCACAAATGAAGGTGATACTTGATTCCGGCATCGATTATGCTGTGGCCGCCAAACGTGGTATGCTTCCCGGACCTTCCGGCAAGTTTATCGATCTAGGAGAATTGGCGCACATGTTCGTTCTCGGTGGTGATGCGGAAGTATTTGTTGTAACTCCATACTCGGACTTCCGTACGAAAGAAGCACGAGATTGGAAAGCCGAACAGTTAGACGCTGGCAAAACTATCGTAACCAAAGACCAGTACGATGCGATTGCCAAAATTGTCGATAATATCGAAAACCATCCAATGAGCAAGAAACTGCTAAAAGGCGAGAATGTGAGGCACGAGATTGAGATGTTCGCAACTGCCGAAGGCGTAAGGCTCCGAGGAAAAGCTGACGCGATGCTGATTAATGGCGACGCAATGGTTATTACCGACATCAAAACTACCGCTCAATTTGACGAGTGGAAATATCGGTCAATGCGCAGGCACTACGACTTGCAGGCCGCAACCTATTCTTTGATAGGCGCAGCTTCGCAGCATATCAGCTCTGCCCTTGTGAACTTCTACTTCTGCGTCGTGGAAACTGTCGCACCGTATCGCGTGCAATACCACCACGCCAGCGCAGAGTTCTTGGAGCATGGCGAAACAAAGTTGGCTAGGTGTCTGCAAGAAATTAAGGACTTTGGTGATCGTGAGCCGAATTTCTTAATCGAGGATGTTAATGAATTAGGTGATTTTAGTTTGTAGAAAGGAGAGTAAAAA